AATATAAATTTGACCTACTAATTGATTTTGGTCAATTACTGCTGGTCCATTATTTGAATCATCCATTATTATTTTATAAGCATACAATCCTTGTTTTTGTTGAATTCCTTCTAAAAATGGAGTTACTCTTCCTACAAATGAATTTCTTGTTGCTATTGTATTTTGTTCAAATACTACTGTATCTGCAATTTGACGGATGTAATTTTTCATTTCAATCATCAAACGTCTAACATTTACACGATCAAGAGCAGAAGCTGCTTTTTGTAATGTTTTTTGTCCGTATACTACAACACCTTGTTTAGGCAATGTTGCAATTGGGTTAATGTTATTTGCATATAAAGTATCTCTTTGACCTTGTGTCAATTTATATTGAGCTTGTAATACTGTAGATAAACCACCTCTATTAATACCTGCTGGTGCAAACCATGGAGCAGCAACTCTATAGTTGAATGCGTAAACTCCTGGTATCATTGTAGATGCTGGAACGAAAACTTGTTTTCCTGTTCCTGGGTCTGTAATTCTAACCCAAGGCCAATATGCTGCTGCGTATGAATTATCTAATGTTTGTGCTTGCGTTATAGCATCTGTTACACCACCACTATAATTAATTAAATCTACAACATATAAATTATCACCTCTTTCTTGAGTATTTGTTACTATAGTAGTAACTTTTGATGAGTGACTTTCATTTGTTAAACCAGGTGTAGTTAATACATTAAATTGATAATCATCAGCATTAGCTAATAAATTAATCATGTTATCGTAATTAGCTGCTATTAAACCTTGTGTTTGTGTTCCGATAGCTTCGTAAAAATTAGCTCCTGCCATTACATTACCTGTAGCGCTTTTAAATGATCCAGAACCATTAATTGGTAATGAAGCAGTATATGCTGAAACTGGTGAACCATTTGTTCCTAAATAGTTAGGTGTTGGGTAATTTACTTGTTTAATACGTACATATCGTGATTGGTTATTATATGAACCAGTTGATGTATCTATTTGATTTGTAGATGGGCTATATGATAAGTTTTGATCACCAATTACTTTAGCAATATAACGTGATGAGTTAGGATCTAATGAAAGATTATTCCAAGATTCTAAAACAACTTTACTATTTGTATTATCATTACCTTGTCTAACTAATAAATTAAATGTTCCAGATCCAGTATTTGAATTTGTAATTTCCCATCTAACGTTATCTGATGAACCTGATACTAATGAGCCATTTGGATTTTCAGATCCTGAATTGTTCATTAGTACACCTTCGGATAGTGTTTCTAAAACAAATGCTTCAGCTGATACATTTGGTGTACCACCTGCTAAAAGGCCTACTAGTGTACCAGTATTTCCAGCATATGCTTGGTTATAAATTCCAACACCATTTAATGCTGTACCTCCACTAATTGATTTAATAGTAAAAGTTGTCCCATCAAAACTAGAAGTTAATCCTAATGCTTTAAATTCAGCAGCAGGGTCATTTATTGTAGACACAACTGCGTTTAAATAAGTAGTAGAACTATCATTTGTTGTAGTACTACTAGCAGTGTAATAAATATCGGATAATGTATTGTAGTAAGTATATGATTGGTTATTAGGAATAACCCAAAAATCATTATTTGATGTTTGTATTCTAACACCCACCCATGAACCTGTTGCAAATCCTGTAAAGGTTGATGCTGCAGTCATTGATAATGATGCTGTATTACCTGTAGTTGTTGTTAAACCATTTGCTACTGGTGTACTTACTGCTGAAGTATATGAACCTGATACTACACGAGCAACAATCAGTGATGTCCCTCCATTGTTAAAGTAGTTATAAGCTGAAATTGATGTAAAGTATGAGTAAGTGTTACTTCCGCTTACTAAAACATCGCCAAATCTATTTACATAGTCTGAGTAAGATGTAACTAAAGTTGGAATTTCAACAGGTCCTTTAACTGTAGGTCCTACGATAGCTGCGCCAGCTTGTACAGGTTGTCCTGTTAAAAAAGTATTGTCAATTTCACTTAAAGTTACTCCTGGGGATACTGAAAAGTTTGCCATTTTATTGTTTTATTATAAATATTAAGTTTTCTTTTAAAATCTAGTGTTAAGCAGGGAAAGTTGCTCCTGTAGGTAACACATTGAAGTCAAGGATAATAAACTCAGCTGTTCTTGTAGGTTGTAAATAAATTTGACCTATCAATTGGTTATTATCTATGGTAGTTGGTGTATTATTTGATTCATCCATTACTACTCTAAATGTTGTTAAACCTTCTTGTTGTTGAACTGATGCTAAGTATGGGTTAACTTGAGCTAAGAAATTATTTCTTGTAGCTACTGTATTTTGTTCAAATACTAATGAATCTGCTACTTGAGAGATATATCCTTTTAACTCAATTAATAAACGTCTTACATTAATACGATCAAGAGCACTTGTTTTCTTTTGTAATGTTTTTTGCCCAAATACTGTTACACCTGTGTTAGGGAAAGTAGCAATTGAATTAACATTATTTTCATATAATGTATCTCTATTTCCTTGAGTTAAATATCTTTCAGCTCTAACAACATTACTTAATACTCCTCTATTAACACCAGCAGGTGCAATCCAAGGGAAAGCAACACTATCATTAAAAGCATATACTGATGGAATCATTGTAGAAGCAGGAACCCATACTTGACGGCCTGAATCTGGGTCTATTGTTTGTAACCAAGGCCAATATGCTGCGGCATATGAAGTATCATATGTTAAAGCATTTGTAGTTACAGGTAAAATATTTGATCCATATCCTACAAGATCTATGATAGTCATTGAATCTCCTCTACTTTGAACTACACTTAGTAATAAACTAACTGCTGCTACGTGACTTGGGAAATTTGTTCCATCTGCTATTAAACCAGGTGCTGTTATTAGATTATATCTATAAGCATCTTGATTAGATAATAAATTAATAGACTCAATATAAGCTGCTGCTTTTAAACCTTGAGTATCTGTGTTTGATATTTTATCGTAATAGTTATTTTGGTTAGCCGAATAAACATTTCTACCTTCAGCCCCCCCAAACACACCATTTGATGCTGTAGGAAGTAAATTTATGTATTGTGGTTTCGGATCTCCGGTATTATCTAAATAATTTGGTGTCGTGTAATTTACTTGTTTAACACGTACATATCGTGATTTATTATTGTAATCACCACTTAATTGAACAAAATATTCACCATCATCACTTGCGACAGTTTCAACTTGATTACCAATTACTTTTTCAATATAATTTGAAGCAAATGGGTCTAATGATAAATTACTCCAAGATTCTAAAACCGATGGAGAATTTGTTGAATCATTACCTTGTCTAATTATTAAAGTAAATGTTCCATTATTTACATTAGTAGCTGCTATTTGCCATCTAACGTTATCTGATGTTCCATTTTGCAAAGTTCCATTAGGATATAATGAGCCTGAGCTATTCATCATTTCACCTTCAGATAATGTTTCTAATACAAATAATTCTGTATTTGTACCTCCTGTAAAATAAGTTGTAGTGCTTCCAGAAACATATGATTGAGTATTTCCTGCTAAACCATTTGAACCTGTATAAGTTAATACTAAATTAGGAGATGAAGTACTTGCAGTAACATATTGCAATAATGAGTTGTATGTTGTAGTTGAACTACTAGTATTAAATACTACCGAAGCGGTTGACACATAATTAGCAACCGTTGTTCCAGCAAATGAACTCGTGTTTATATAGATTGAAGTTGCCGTATTTGTAATATTAGATCCTACAAAATAAAATGTAACTCCATTTACACCAAATGATGCTGATCCTACAGATGCAACACTAGCTGAAATGTAAGTTAGGTTAATATTTGCTGATGCCGATGTAGCAGCAGTAGAGGTTGGGATTACAGATGAGGTTGCTGGTGTAAATGAACCACTAACTACTCTTGTTACTAATAATGAGTCTCCTCCATTATTAAAGTAATTGTAAGCCGATATTGATGTTAAATAAGAATAAGTTTGACTTCCACTAATAAAAGTAGAGCCATACTTATTTAAATAATCACTATAAGTTGTAACTATCGTAGGGATACCTACTTTTCCTTTAACAGTTGGGCCTATAATAGCTGCACCTGCTTGTACAGGTAGTTGGGTGATGAATGATTGATCATTCTCTATAGCTAATACACCAGGTGATACAATTGTTTCTGCCATTTGTTAATTTATTATTTTATTATAAATATGGTGTATTTTAACCCAAATTAACCTATCAACGTAATTTCTCCAGTTTCGGGGTCAATATTTGATTTACCATATTTTTCAAATATTATTTGTGTGAATTCTTTTTCTTTTTCAGCTAATTCACTTAAGAATGTTTTAGCAGCATTATGGCGATTTTCTAATTGAATTTTTGTTAATTCAATTTCTCCTAACTCACCAATAAGTTTTTGAGTGTTTGTTTGAATTTCTTTCAAACTTGTTTTTTCTTCGTCTGTTAAAAACTTTTTTTCTGTAACTATTGACATATTATTTATTTTTTATTAGTTTATTAAATTGGATCAAATCCTCTAGTACAATATAAAACTACATTGTGTGATACTTGAGTTGGAGCAGTTGCCCATGATGTTGGGGTTCTCCATCTCATATAAATTTTAGCATTTGGGTCATCTTTTCCTAAATTTACTCCCTCTACAAATGAACTAAAATCAGCACTATGTGATAAAGTATTTGTAAAAATTACTGAACCATTCCCAACAAATAAACCATAAGTACCTGTTTCTGATGATCCTAGAGTTCCATTTATAGTTGTTGAAATACTTGCACTTAAAATAAGAAATCTAGTATACACATATGTTCCAGCTTGATTTTGATTTAAAGATGGTTCAGATGGGTTTATGCTAAAATAATATGTTGTAAGTTGT